ACAAGAAGTAGAGAATGTAACTTTACCAACTTTAGAACCAGGTCTAACATTTTATTTTGATAACGATTATCCAGACCCAAATACATCTAGAATTACATCAACTGTTAGTTATGTTGAATGTGCGGAAGGGAGTATGTCTACATTTGGACAATATTTAGTACCTGGAGGAACATCATTTCAACCACAAATAGATAGAGCTGTTGATTCACAAAAAGAAGGATTAAGTAATTTTTTCAATAATACAGCTTATAATCAATATCAAGATGTTTGGCCTAAATTTGCTAGGGACTTAAAAACAATATTAGATTCGGGATTACATACTGTTACATTGAGTTTTAATGGTTCAGCTAGTTCTATCGCTACTAATGAATATAACAAAAAATTATCACAAAGAAGATTAGATTCTGTGAAACAAATGTTTAAAAACTATCAAATAGATGGGAAAAATGCATTTTCAGCTTACATTGATAGTGGTGATTTAAATATACCAGATGGTCAAGCTTTAGGTGAAGAATTTTGTAATAATGTTTTATATTCTGCGACAACTGGAACTGGTGAGGCTGGAGAAGTTGGAGCTGTTTATTCTGCTCCGGCAGCTAGTTGTAGATATGTGACAATATCTAACATTGATATGGAAGCTAAACCAAAACCTGAACCAGAACCTGAACCAAAACCACCTATAGATAGAAAAAGAATTAGACCGATATCACAACAAGAAGAATTAAATATTGAAGAAGATAAAAATACTAGAAGAGAAATCGCTAATAAGATATTACAAAAAATGGTTACAGAATGTGATTATTTTGATATGATACAAGAAGAAAATGAATTTATTTATGATTCTTTAAAACAAAAATTTAAATTTTTCCATCCAAGTTTTCATAGTATTACACCCGAAGGTTTAAATAGTAGATTAACTTTTTTAAATCAATGTGTTAGACCTGGTGCTACAATACCAACAGTTGTTGATAGAGGAGGGACTTTAAATAGGTCTGTAGATGCTAAAAATACATCATTTGGTGCACCACCGATATGTGTTTTAAGGGTTGGTGATTTTTATCACACAAAAATAGCTATAGATAATGTTTCTTTTACATACGATAATAATTTATTAGATTTAAATCCTGAAGGTATTGGAGTTCAACCTATGATTGCCAATATTAATATGTCTTTCTATTTTATTGGAGGACAAGGACTTAAAGAACCTGTTAACAGATTACAAAATGCATTGTCCTTTAATTATTATGCCAACACTGAGGTATATGATGACCGAAGTATTAAAACCGACCCAAGCTTGGACGAGTTAAATGCTGAGATATGGGAAGATATCCAACTTAGTTTGGATGAAAATGGTAAACCAAAAATTGATGTTGTTCCTGACGCAGGAAATGCTATTGGAGATTTTATTGGTGAGGAAACACTTAATAATTATTCTGCAGGTACCGCTACAACAATTAGTGGTCAGATATCTTATAAAAATAAAACTAATGAGTTGGTTGATAACTCTAAAAGATATGTAGATTCTGTAATTACGAGTTTAACTGATATGGTGGGTCAATATTCATTTGATTTCTTGTATTATATGGAACAGAGACCATATTCTTTTGGTTATATGACAGGGTATTATAATGAGAATAATTTATTTACAGGGACATCAGTTACTGCGAATATCTTTGGTAACCCTGTTGGTTTACAAAGTAAGATAGATACTCTTTTTACAAATGCATTAACAGATGTTGATAACAACACATGTCCCATACTATCAGGTATAACTAATCAGTCATTTAAAAACAGAAATATTACAAAATTAAAGAAAAACATAAAAAGTTATATAACCAGTAAAAAGAATAACTTTTTATCTAAAGCAACTTCGTCAATATCAAACATAACAAACAACGAACTTAAATTAATAAGAGATATTGACCAGTTAAGTTTTGTATTAACAAACACCGATGGTTATGACATTAGTATTTCAGAAACGACATTATTAGATTTAAGTGGTACCACTGAAGTATTTACTGACAACCCATCGGGATATACCAACACATATGAAGAATTAAATGGAGACATTAATAAAGTTGGTAAAGATTTGACAGGTTTTTATGATTCTATTTTCACGGGGAATGATTCCTTATTAAGGGGTAATGTTTTTAATACTGGTTATACTTTTACGTTATTACCTGCACCTTATAAAACTAATTTACCATATATAAGATTTATGCACATTTTTTACAATGAAGTATTAAATAATGGTGAAGACCTTATAAAGAATTTAATGGGTGAGGACTTATATAATAATAATCAGGAAATGAAAGACTTTATAAGTAAGAAAGTCTTAGGTAGAGAGGGGACTGATGATATCACTATTGGTGATGATTTACTATTGGGTAGTGAAGGATTATACAATCCTGGTAACAATATAGTTATTCCTGGTATTAAACCCATTGATGGGTTATATCAAATTTATAGAATAGTATTTTTAAATGGTAAAAATTATTTTAATGACTTTAAGGAGAAACCAAAAGTTAACAATTTTTCAAAATATAATCCCTTCCCAACTGAAAAAGAAAGGGTATTTAATTATACAAAAATTCCTAATAAAGATATTAAAAATTACCCAAATAAACTAAGTATGTATAGAAAACTTTATTCAGGACTAAATCAACAATCAAACACTTCGGGACCAACAAATTGGCCTAATGTTATTTTTAACGGTATTGTAAACTTTAAGAAATGAGGTATTGGAATAGATATAGTGAATTTTTAGTAAATGGTGAACAAACTGTTGTGCCTTTTGTAAAAATCCCTTCAAAAACTACAGATAAGAGGTATATTTACAGAACGGGTAGGAGTAGACTGGATAAAATCAGTTACGAATTTTACGACTCGCCTTATTTTGGGTGGTTAATAATGGCTGCAAATCCTCAATATGGTGGGTTGGAAAAAAATATTACTGACGGAGCATTACTATTTATTCCATATCCATTAAATGCGTCCATACAGGATTATAAAACAGCTTTAGATAACCACTTCTTCTATTATGGCAGATAACAAATTTTATAATAATCAAAAAGTTTTTGTAGAAGCAGATTTTGAAAACATTACCGTAATTGACCCAAATAAGGTGGTTAATGAAGATGGTACTGTTGAGGAAAGATTAGTTAATCACGAAAACTTGGTTATGTACGCTAATTTAGAGGCGAGAATTATACCTCGTACTAAACTGGCTAATGGTAGTAGTTATAGCGATAGTATTAAGACAGTTGGTGTTGGTCAATTAGATGTAAACTTTTTAAAAGGTAGACAAACAAAAGATGACTATGAAGGACCTAACAGTCCAAACGTTAATTCTTCAAGCAAAAATCCTTCTTATATGGATGCCAGTTGGACGGACCAATTTTTATTTTCCGAAAGAAAAACTGCTCAAGATGTGGACACACAACTTTTAGGTATTACTCGTATTAGTATTAAAATGAATGCGTCCTTTGTTCCTACAGTAACGGTGGAAATGACCGATATTCAAGGAAGAGTGTTATTTGAACACGGAGACCAATCACCTTACGGAGTATTTTTTCAACTACCGTATCCTATTTTTATATTAACAGTTAAAGGTTATTATGGTAAGGCAATAAAACTTGAATTAATGCTCGAAACGTTCAACGCAAGATTTGACCCTTCTGATGGTAGCTATAAAGTTACAACAAATTTCAAGTCAAGAAGTCATGCATTATTAAATGATACATTGATTGACTATTTATATGCCACACCCCATATGTATTCTAAAACATATGAGGAGGATTCTCAAACGACAAACACATTAGCATCATCTGAAGATTCTTTAGTACCCATTAGTCCTGTTGAAACAACAAAAGGTTATGAAAAAATAAAAGAAACCTATAGATTGTATAAACAAAAAGGTTTAATTGCCGAAAATTTTCCTGAAATAACACTTAACCAAATGATAATGAAATTAGAAAATTTCAATAAGTTGGTTATGGAATCTTATGATAAAGAAGATATGTCAGTTTTAACTAATATAGTTAAATATGAAAATGACATAAATCAGTACAGGTCATCAATTTATCCAAATAGTGGTAAAAACTGGTTTAATAGGTATATTGAAAAAAGTAGTATTGTAATACTAAAAGACCCAAACGCACCAATTCTATATGAGTTAAGTAAAGAATTAGATACTGAACAAAAAAAAGAAGATGCTTTAAGTGAATTATCTGCGATTATTGGTGAGTATAATAGAAAGTTATCGGCAAATCCAACTTTTGGGGTCGCTGGAAAGTATACAATTGAGGGTAAAACATATAGTGATAGTGAAATAACTCTTAATATTAAAAAGTCAGATTTTATTAAGAATGTATACAATTATGATGATATTGATTTTGTCGCCACTTATACAAGAACGAGAGGTAAAACTCCTACAGACATAGAATTAAATAAATTCAAAACTGATTTTATACAAAGAATAGAAGCTCAAAGAATCAAACTTGACGAAAATTTTCAGGTAATTGACCAATCTAACCTGAAAGGTTCTTTTATTGTTTTTGGTAATAAAAATAAAAACGCCAACTTTTCAGATAGAAGTTTTTTAGGTAAACTATCAGACGGAAGTAAAAATTTTGAAACACTGAAAAAAAAGATTGAAGAATTACTTTCTAAATCTTTAGCAAATAAAGTACAATCATCAGATATTGGATTAGGGTTTATGCCTACAATTAATAATGTCTTAGCTGTTATTTGTGCAGGTGCAGATGCGTTTTATAAATTAATGGATGATGTACATAAAGACGCTTGGGAAGTTAGAAATAATCCTGTAAGATTAAAGTCAATTATTTCACCTGAAAAACAAGGAGTATCTACAGACGGTAAAATACCGAGAGAAATGTTTTCAGAAACTATAGTTTATGCAGATGGTACCGAAAAACAAGTTTTAAAAGACACCGCTTCTGTTTATCCATGGCCACAATATTTTGAAAAAGTCATTAATGAAGACGATAAGGTTGAATGGCAAATAAAATATCCAGGTGAGTCGAGCTCAATTAATGCTACACAAGCTTGGGATTATACTATTTGGCCTGAAGTACAATTTGTCGAAGAATATTTGAAGGGTTCCTTAGAGAAAGAAAATCCAATTATACTCCCTATCGTTAATAACGATTTACAAAACAGTCCATATATTTTTCCAAACGCCATTGAATTTCCATTTCAAACAACACCATACTTGTCGGGTGATGATTTATCATTGTTATATGAAATTTGGGAAAGGACATATTTGGCATCATATTATACTAAGTTAGCCAAAAACAATAACTTCAAAAAAAATATGTACCAAATATTAAGTGATTTTGAAGTTAAAAATGTTACAGAATCAATTATTAATTCACCTAACTTAAAACAACTTTTACAACAATTTAAGTTTAATAATCAAACATTTATTCAGACATTAAGAAGTGGGTCCAACAACGGTCAGGGTTTATTATGGAATCAAAAAATACGTGATTTTTTTACTAATCAAACAGTTAAGACTGCGGTCGAAAATGATTTTGGAATTTATAGTATTGACTCATTAAATTCAAACTCCACACATATTGATGGTGTTGATGGTTCTTTAGAAAAATTGGATGACTACCTACAAAGTACTGATTCTAATGTTGGAAGTTTTTTAGACACATACCCATTTAATAATCTCCAATGGTTAAAAAATAATTTATCAAATGGTGTTTCCGTGAATTCTGTTGATGGTGCAAACTCCACAACTAAAATATTAAAATTTGATAAGAATAAAAAAACATTTAGTACGTTTGATGAGTCGGTAGATGATAATGACAGTAAAACCTATTTAACTTATTTAGATTTTCCATTAAATGTTCCTGACAATCCAAATCAAATTTTGGCGGTTATTGTTAGTTCAAACCCAAATGGTCAAACAGGTAATTTTACCACACAACAACAGGCGATAGATTATTATGAAGACAGAACATTTGATAAGAGGTATTTAACTGAAGGTGTTTTAGATTATGGTTCAGATTATGATACCGCAACAAACAATCTAACACCGACACAAACAACTTCATTATTGAATACACCATATTTTGTTAACTCATTATTAAAAAGTGTTGAAAATAAAAAAGCAAAGGTAGACAATCCTAATGTTACTTTGGGATATATGTACCTAAACTCTTTACCATTATCTACGTTAAGTGAAAAATATTTAACGAGAGAGATACAAAATGATGGTAGTGATAGTGATGTCAGATTAGATTATATATTTGCGGGTCTTAGTAAGATGTCTGCAATACATAAAGCCGCGTACCTATGGGTTTTAAAATATGGTTCGATATGGAACAGATATAAAACTTTTAAAGAAACGGGTACGGACATTCTAAATGATGTATGGAAAGATTTTGATTTCATCGATGGTTATGACCCAATAAGTCAAGACTTTACAAAACAATATAGTATTAAGAATTATACAGGTGGTACCTATACTTATAATACTGAAAAATTAGACACCACCTTAGTCTTAACAAATACTTACGAATCATTAGAAATTAATAATGGGCTTTACCCTAAGGTAATTAATTCGTTATACTATTTCTTTACAGGTAAGGATATCTTCACCAACTACACCCAACAAGAGTGGGACGACGCATATAACAATGAGGGACTAAGAATTGGTATTAGTAATAGAGAAAATATTCAAAATTATGATATCAATAATCCTAATCGAACAATTGATTATAGAGGGTGGTCACAATTTTTTGATATCAATGGAAGCGATGATTTCGTATTTGAAACAGATGACAAACTATTAACGGTACCTTCCGTTGGTTACCTTAAATTTAATCAAACAAAATTAGAATGTTTTGATGTTAATGGTAAAATAAAACAACCGATTCAGGCGAATCAAGCGGTTCAAAACGGTAGTGTTAGAAGTTTTTGGTCGGCACCTAATTTTGGTTATTTTAATAATGATTGGGTAAAGAAACCGAGAATCGATGAATATATTAAAGTTATTGATAATTCAAAAGAACAACAAGATTCTTTCAACGCTATAAACAATAATTCAACTTCTTCTTATAAATCTATTGATGAAATATTCTCAATTTTTCCAAAAGAAATTTTAGACGAATTTGAAAGACACTTCCTTAACTTCTGTAAAGATAATAACAGTTATGGTGATATTGTTATAAATCCAACAGATGTTAATAATAGCACTTATTTGGGTTCTGAGGTTACAAAGTATAATTGGAATATCGAGGAAGTTATGAAAAGTTTATTTGTTGTTGATAAACCATCAGATTTTAGTGGTCAACAATCGGTAACTGACATTAATAAAATTGCGAATAGTCAGGCTAAAAACTTTGTCAGTTTAAATACGGACCAACTAAAGAACGTAAAAGTTGTATTGAAAATAGGTAATCCTGGTAACTTTAACAGAAGAGTTTTTGATTCATTCTCAAATAATGAAAACTTTATTCCTGTGGGTAAAATTGATTTTGGTACCTATGTAAATGGTAGTCTACCAACACAAAACGGAACCACTACTCTTGCGGCTAGCGAATTACAAAATCCTGATGCTTGGAATGCTATGTATCTATATGTTGGTCAATACAACGGTGCAGGTTTACAATATAGTAATACTGGGTCAACATTTACTGATTTCTTTGTTGATATGAATGTTGCGTTTACTGAAGACAATGTCATTAATCTATCAAAAATTATTAAAATATATGGTTCGTTAAAATACAATAACAATAGTTTAACACCGTCTGATTTTAGAAGTTCATATGAGGATTACCTGAATTTACAATCTCAATTCCAAGTTAATATCCTAAATCATATGTTCTTTAAGTTCAATAAAGATTTACCTAAAGTAACAGAGACTCCTGATAATACTATTGTATCTAAATTAGATGGTGATACAAACAAAAATGAGTTATGGACGGTCTTTAAAAACTTTAATGACCGATGGATTTCAGGACAAGACTTCAAAGAGAGAACAATATTTGAAGAATTTTTATTTTTGGATAAAGCCAATAGACCAATAGGTAATGACGTTATTATTAATGTTGAAAGTTTAAGATTGTTTTTAAGAAAAACACAAGCAACACTAAACTTATATCAACTAATTGGGCATATTCTTCAAGATAATAACTTTATTTTTATGCCTACACCAACTTATGCAAATTTCTATGGAAGAAACACAAGAAGTCGAAATAATCAACCTGACCCTAAATATGCCGACATTGGTAATCCCGTATTTGGAACATTTTTAGAGGTTGACACCTATGGTTCAGAACCTAAGTTTCTTGCGATTTATGTTGGTAAAGTTTCTGAAACACTTAAAACAGATAAGGAAAATGAAAATTTCCTTTATAAGGATGATTCATTTTTATTGAGTAAACCAAATCCAAACCCGTTATTGGCTTCAGAAAACACTGATGATTATTCTAATAGAAATAAAGTGGTTGGTTTTAATGTTGATTTTGGAGTTAGAAATCAGGGCATATTCAAGTCAATTGCTCTTGATATGTCACAGAGAAAAAATATTGCACCAACATTCCAAGTTTTGGTAGATATGGGTTCAATGGGTGAAGGTCAAAAAGTCGCACAACAAACGGCAAACCTTTATAACTTCTATAAAAATGGTTCATATAACTGTACGGTAACAAGTATGGGTAATGTAATGATACAACCCACAATGTACTTTAATTTAAGATATGTGCCGATGTTCTATGGGGCATATTTGATTATTAATGTTAATCATGATATCACACCTAGAGATTTTATAACAACATTTGAAGGGGTTAGGGTTCCAATACATTCTTTAGAAATACCTGACGATTTGGTTTCAAGTGTTAATCGAGAAATTGTACAATCATATAAGACTGAAATTAAAAGAGCGGTTACATCTGTCGGAGCAAACCAATCAATTAGTGATAACGTAGAAAGAGAAAATGCGGTTAGAAATAGTAATACCCCAAACGAGAATAAAAATGAAACACAAGAAAATAACTGTACAGAACTTGCAGAAAGAAATGTTGAATACGTTAAACTAACAAGAAAAACACTTACACCGTCAAATCTAAAAACACTAATAGAATCAAAAGTACCTAACTATACAGACAATCAAAAGAAATATTTATTCTCAACAGCATTTGTTGAGTGTGGTAATGGTTTAAGTACTATTAACTATAACTTATATAATCTTAAAAACGATAAGACAAAACCTAAGTTTAATATTTCTTATAAGAAACAGGTCTGTGTTAAAGAAGGTTCATATAGCGTTCCATACATTGCTTTTGATTCATTTGATGAACCTATTACTTTTATGGTTAGTTTTATTAGAAATTATGATACATTAATTTCATCGTTCTTAGAAAATACAAAAATAAATAATGATTTAGCATTGGCTTTTACTTACATATGGTACTATACTTTAAGGTACACCAACCGAAATACCACAATCACACAAACGGGTATAGAAGATAATCAAATAATAACAACAATTGATTCAGAATTATCACAAAAAACGACAGCAAAAACATTATTTGACAATGCTTATAAAGTATATAAGAAATGGAATTATCAGTGGGGAGTGATATAATTTTGGAAAATTGCCAACTTTGATATATTTATAATAAAAAGATTATGGACACTAAAACATTATTAGACCAATTTTTATCAAAAGATACTCGTATGACAGAGAGAGATGCTGGTAATGGTTACAAAGAAGTATGTGACTTAGATACTGGTGATTGTTATACTGTTAGAATGAGAGACGGCCTTATCGAAAGAGTGGATAACACAATGAAATTGAATAGAACATTAAAAGTTGAAACACCTCATGGTGTTAAAACTCTTTTAAATGGTTAAATATTAAAGTTATGTCAGTAGAAAAAAAAATATTAGAAGAAGTTAATAGGTACAAACATATTAACAAATATCTTGGAGAACAAGAAGACCCAACCGCTGATTTAGGTGGTGACTTAGGTGGTGGTGATTTAGGTTTAGATGTGGAACCCGCTGGTGATACACCTGCAGAACCTGTAGATGTTGCGAATGACCCCGATGTTGAGGTTGTAGACGAGCCAGGTAGTGAAGGTGGTGAAGCTCCTGCTGAACCCGCAAGTGATATGGGTGATGAAGAAGGTGGCACTGAAGAATTAGATATTACTGACTTAGTAACAACACAAAAAGATATGTCCTCAAAACAAGAGGAATATATGGAGACCATGATGGATAGACTAAACGACCTAACCTCAAAATTAGAAGACATGGACCAAATCCTTCAGAAAATAAATGATTTGGAAAATAAGGTAGAGAAGTATCGTCAAAAATCTCCTGAAGAAAAATTACAATTAAGAAGTTTGGATAGTTATCCTTACAACCAAAAACTAACTGATTTCTTTGTTGATAAAGAAGTTGAGATGGAAAAAACAGGTAAGAATGAATATATTTTAACACCTGATGATGTTGAGAACTATTCAGAGAGTGATATCAAAAAATCTTTTGACAAACCTTTTGAAGATGAAGAAAGAATGTAATTGACAAACACAAAATAACTAACTATAATAAGACCACAATTCGTGGTCTTTTTTATTTTGTAACCATTTGACTAACTAAAATTGTGTGTTATATTTTAAATAGAGTAACAGAATAATAAATTTTTAAAGAGTAAAACAGAGAAATTATGGCAAATGCTTTAGACGCGGTACTGGCACAGTACGAGAAAAACACCACAAAAAACAGTGGTGGTAATCAGTCGATGTCTCAAGAAGACAGACTAAAACGTTATTTTACAACGTATCTCCCAAAAGGGACTAAATCAGGACAGAAGAGAGTTCGTATTCTTCCAACGTCAGACGGTTCTTCACCATTCAAAGAAGTATGGTATCACGAAGTTCAAATTGATGGTAAGTGGACTAAACTCTACGACCCAGATAAAAATGATGGTGAGCGTTCACCACTTACTGAGGTGTACGATGAGTTGATGTCAACAGGTAAAGAGTCAGATAAGGAATTGGCTCGTCAATACCGTCCACGTAAGTTCTACATCGTAAAACTTATCGACCGTGAAAACGAGGAAGATGGTCCTAAGTTTTGGAGATTTAAAGACAACTACAAGCAAGAAGGTATTTTGGACAAAATCATTCCTATTTGGAAAGCTAAAGGTGATATTACCGACGCTAATGAAGGTCGTGACCTTATTATTGAGTTGTCAAAAGCTAAGACTCCAAAAGGTATTGAGTACACAGTTGTACAGACGGTTATGTACGATGACCCTTGTCCTATTTCTGCAGATGCAGACCAACAAAAAGAGTGGGTTGAAGATGAGTTGACATGGCAAGATGTTTATGCTCAGAAACCTGTTGAGTATTTGGAGGCAATTGCAAGAGGTGAAACTCCTGTATGGAATAGTGATTTGAAAAAGTATGTTTATGGTGATGACGAAGAAATGACCATCGGTGGTTCAAGTTCTTCATCTACGTCAGAGGAAACTTACGAGGACCCACAATCGGACCAAGAAGTTGATGATGATTTACCATTCTAAACAATTTAACATAAGTGGTGTGGGGAATACCTGCACCACTTTTTAATTATCAAGAAGATGGCGATAAAGAAAAAAGATTTTAATAGTATAAAGAAGAAGTTCTCGACTTCTGCAAAATATAAACCACAAAGGTTTTTTGATTTGGGACCCGCGTTTTTGGATGCGGTTGGTGTCCCTGGTCCTGCTATTGGTCATTTAAATATGTTCTTGGGTCATTCAGATACAGGTAAGACAACTGCACTAGTCAAAACTGCGGTTGATGCTCAGAAAAAGGGTATTCTACCTGTGTTTATTATTACAGAACAAAAATGGTCATTTGAACATGCGAAACTTATGGGTTTTGAGTGTGAAGAAGTTGTTGATGAAGAAACAGGAGAATTAGATTGGGATGGTTTCTTTATTTTTAACAACAATTTTGAGTATATTGAACAAATTACAGACTTCATTAATGATTTGTTGGATGCTCAAGTGAAAGGTGAGTTGGAATATGATTTACTATTCTTATGGGATTCTGTTGGTTCAGTTCCTTGTAAGATGACTTTTGAAGGTAAGGGTGGTAAACAACACAACGCAGCCACATTGGCAGACAAAATTGGAATGGGTATTAACCAACGTATTTCAGGTTCTCGTAAATCGGATTCGCAATATGAAAACACATTGGTTATTGTTAACCAACCGTGGGTGGAATTACCCGACAATCCATTTGGTCAACCAAAAATCAAAGCTAAAGGTGGTGAATCCATTTGGTTGAATTCATCTTTGGTATTTTTGTTTGGTAATCAGAAAAATGCGGGAACAAACAAAATCACTGCGGTGAAAGATAAGCGTAAAGTAAAATTTGCGGTTAGAACAAAAATTTCTGTGATGAAAAACCATATTAACGGTTTGGGTTATGAGGATGGTAAAATCATTGTAACACCTCACGGTTTCTTGGCGGGAAAAGAATCTACAGAAGAGAAAAAATCGATTGAAAGTTATAAAACTGCTCAATCAGAATATTGGAAAGAAGTCATCGGAGTTGATGGTGATTTCAAATTGGAAGAAGAAAAAGAAGAAGTGTAACCCTTTAAGGTATAACAGGTGGTTAAGACATTATTAGTTGACGGAAATAATTTATTTAAAATAGGTTTTCACGGGGTAAAGGATTTTTATCACAACGGGAAACATATTGGAGGGATTTATCACTTCGTCAATACAATCAAAAAGTTTTTATCAGAACACAATTACGACAAAGTAATCGTCTTTTGGGATGGAGAAAATAACTCCTCCCAAAGACGACTTATTTTCCCTGAGTATAAACAAAATCGTAAACAAACATTAAACGAAGCCAAGCGTGAATCCTTTGATTGGCAAACTCAAAGGGTTAAAGCGTATTTGGAAGAAATGTTTATTCGTCAGGTGTCAATTGATAATACTGAAAGTGATGACTTAATCGCTTATTATTGTCAGATATCTGAAGGTGAATATAAAACCATATTTTCCTCAGATAAGGACCTCACACAACTTATCTCGGACGATGTTGAGGTGTACCAACCCATGAAGAAGATAACCCTTAAGAAAGGAGATATGGTACCTTTAAAGGACATCTCAATACCTCATGAGAACATTGCAACATTCAAAATTATTTCAGGTGATAAATCCGACAATATTGATGGAATTCAATATATGGGTGAAAAAACATTTGTTAAACTATTTCCTGAGATAGTTGACAATGTAGTGTCTGTTGATGATATTGTTATTCGTGCAGAGGAACTACACAAAACCGATAAAGACAACCGAGCATTACAAAATCTTTTGTCAGGAAAAACAAGACGAGGGGTTTTTGGTGAAGAGTTTTTTGATATTAACAAAAGACTGGTTGACTTATCGAACCCATTACTTGATGATGAATCAAAAGAACTTATTGAATTATATTATAGGGAAGAATTGGACCCCGATGGTAGAGGATATAAGAATCTGATGAGGATGATGATGAGTGATGGTATTTTTAAGTACCTACCCAAACATGACAATGCGTGGGTGGAATTTTTAACACCTTTTATGAAACTAACAAGAAAAGAAAAAAGAAGATTTACAAACAAAAAAAGAAAGTTATGAAAGAAAATAATGATGTAACTAAATTGGAATTTTTATTAACCCTTAATGATAACATTATTGTGCAGAGATACTTTAATGTTAAGGGTTATAACCCAAAGGCGAGAGGTAGTATGGAACTCCATAACTATGTCAAGGATATTGCTGAAACTATACATGGTGACCTTAAGAAAAAGGCGGTTATGTATATGTTGGAAAACAGGTCTCAGATTGAGGCGAACCCTGAGATTTTGGACACGTCAAATACGGAGGGTCCAGAACACTTTAACATCCATATTCGTATCGGAGATGAGACAATTTGTCATAGAATTTGGGATGCTAAAATATACCCACCAAAGACAAGATATACGGTTGACGTACGCCCACACCTAAAAAACTTGCTTCGTACCCTTACTGACATTTTTTCAGGTGAAAATTTAACTCACAATTATTTGGAATATAGCTTGGTTTAACTATATTTATATTCTACACACAAAGATTTTAAACTTAATAAATTATGTCAAAAGAAAAGAATTTTGGATATCTCGGAAACACATTTCAACTACAACTTCTTAACAACATCGTCCTATACAAGGACTTCGCAAATTCTATTGTAGATGTTCTCGAGCCGAAATACTTTGACAATCAATATTTTAAGTTAATCATGCAGATGACGAAGGAGTATTATCAGAAGTATGAACACACTCCTTCGTTCGCAACTTTAGAACAAATTACAAAGTCAGAAGTGGCATCTCCTATGGCACAAAAAATGGTTCTGGATATGTTACAGCAAGTAAAAGAGGCTTCAAATGAGGGTCATCAGTACGTTCAAGAGAAGTCTTTAAAGTTCTGTAAACAACAAGAACTTCAGAAGGTAATGACTAAGGCTCAAAAGATTATCGATAAGGGTGATTTTGAGTCTTATGACCACCTTGAGGAGATGGTTCGTGAGGCGTTGCAAGTTGGTGAAGTTGATACAGGAACTGCAGATGTGTTCTTTAATTTAGATGAGGTATTGGATGATGATTTCCGTCACCCGATTCCGATGGGAATAACTGGTATTGACAACCTTCTAAAGGGAGGTTTAGCTAAAGGGGAGATTGGTGTGATTTTGGCACCCACTGGGGTTGGTAAAACCACCATCTTAAGTAAGATTTCAAATAATGCATTTAACTTAGGTTATAACGTACTACAGATATTCTTTGAGGATAACCCTAAGATTATTCAAAGGAAACATTTCACTATGTGGACTAAAATTGCCCCTGACAATTTGTCACTACATAAGGAACAAGTTTTAAATAAAGTAAAAGAAATTAAAGAGCAAGCACCTAACCGTTTGATTTTGAAAAAGTTACCATCTGACCAATTAACTATGAGTCAGATTAAGAACCAGATTCGCAAGATGATGGCTGAAGGTACCAAGATTGATATGGTGGTGTTGGATTATATTGATTGTATCGTCCCCGACCGAAATTTGGGTGACGAGTGGAAAAGTGAAGGCTCAGTAATGAGAGGTTTTGAATCGATGTGTCACGAGTTAGACATCGTAGGGTGGACCGCAACACAAGGTAACCGTTCCTCTATTTCATCAGAGGTAGTTACAACCGACCAAATGGGAGGGTCCATCAAGAAAGCACAGGTCGGACACGTTATTATTACCGTTGCCAAATCCCTTCAACAGAAGGAGATGAATTTGGCGACAATTGCAATCACCAAGTCCCGTATTGGGAAAGATGGGATTGTATTTGAAAACTGTAAGTTTGACAACGAGATGTTGGATATTGATACAGAGTCGAGTGTTACATTCTTAGGTTTGGAAGAACAGAAAGAAGAAAAGAACAAAGAGCGTATCAAGGAGTTAATGTCAAGGCGACAACAAAGACAGTCCTAATTAAATAAAAGAAGAGCATTATGGAAAGTTTAGTAGACAAAGTAAGTAACGATATTCGTTATGTAATTAAAAGAAGTGGGGACAAGGTTCCTTATGAAACAGAAAAAATAGAAATGGCAGTCCTAAAAGCGATGAACAGCATTGACAGAGTTGATGATGATATGGCTGAAAAGATTGCAAGAATCACCACTAAGGCGATTTTTAGAAATAATAAAGACCATGTACCTCATGTTGATGAGGTTCACGATATGGTCGAAAATAAGTTGATGGATAACGGTTTGAATGATGTTGCAAAAGAATATATCATTTATCGAGCAAAAAACCGTCCGGACATCTTCTCAAAGAGGGTAAACCTTAAACCTTATGAATATCCAAATCTTAATGAGTATGTGGACGCGATTCGTCATTCATACTGGGTACATACTGAGTTCAACTATACCTCAGATATTCAGGATTTTAAAGTTCACTTAAATGAAGCTGAAAAGACGGCTGTTGAGAGAGCGATGTTGGCGATTTCACAGATTGAAGTTGCGGTTAAGACATTTTGGGGTGACATCTATAAAAGGATGCCAAAACCTGAAATTGGAAATGTCGGAGCAACATTTGCGGAATCTGAAGTTAGACACGCGGATGCTTATTCACACTTAATTCAGTTGTTGGGTTTGAATGGTGAGTTTGAAAACTTACTTGAGGTACCAGCGATTCGTAGAAGAATTAAGTATTTGGAAAAATCCATTTCAAATTCAAAATCAGTTGAGAATAAAGATTATTTTGAATCAGTGGTATTGTTCTCAATGTTTGTTGAGAATGTATCGTTGTTCTCACAATTCTTGGTTATCATGTCGTTCAACAAGCATAAAAATATGTTGAAAGGTATTTCAAATGCGGTTGAAGCGACATCCAAAGAAGAAAACATTCACGCTGAATTTGGTTTTGATTTGGTTAATCTAATCAAACAAGAAAACCCTAATTGGTGGACAGAACAATTGGTTGAAGATTTAATTAACGCAACCAAAGAAGCATATGAAGCAGAAAAAGAAATTGTTGATTGGATTTTTGAAAAAGGAGATTTGGACTTTTTAACTAAAGAACAAACTATGGAGTTTATTAAGTATAGATTTAATGTATCATTAAACTCAATTGGTATTGACAGTATCTTTGATATTAACGATACTATAGTGTCAACAACAGAGTGGTTTGACGATGAAATCTTAACTACAAAACATACCGACTTTTTCTACAAAAGAAGTATTAATTATAGTAAGAAATCTAAGTCAATTACATCAAGTGATTTATTTTAAAAAAAAAGATATGAAAGAAAGAAAACCTTTTGATTGGATTAATGAGGAATCAGTAGTTTTCCTCAGAAGAGGGTATTTGAGTGAAGGTGAAGAACCTTTGGAGAGAATTAGAACGATTGCAGAACATGCGGAGAAGTTGTTAGGTATTGAAGGGTTTGCTGATAAATTCTACAACTATATGGGTAAAGGATGGTATTCGTTGTCATCACCTGTATGGGCGAACTTCGGCAAACGAAGAGGTTTACCTGTAAGTTGCTTTGGTTCCAATATTGGAGACAATATTGAATCCATTTTATATACACAGGCTGAAGTCGGTGAGATGAGTAAAATGGGTGGTGGTACTTCAGGATACTTTGGTAATATTCGTGGTCGTGGTGCTGAGATTACTGACAATGGACATGCTCCTGGCGCGGTTCATTTCATGAATCTATTTCAGAGTGTTGTGGATAACATCTCACAAGGTTCAACGCGTAGAGGTCGTTTCTCACCTTATCTACCCGTAGAACATCCTGATATTATGGAATTTTTGGAAATTGGTACCGAAGGATTCTCAATTCAGGATTTGACACACGCAGTCACAGTAACCGACCGATTTATGGAGGAGATGATTGCAGGTGATGATGACAAGAGAGCAATTTGGGCTAAGGTTATCCAAAGACGAGGTGAGATTGGTTATCCATATATTATGTTCACCGACACTATGAATAATAAAGCACCTGAAGTTTATAGAGATAAAGACGCTAAGATTTATAATTCAAATTTATGTTCTGAAATTGCACTTCATAACTCAGAAGAAGAGTCATTTGTTTGTGTATTGTCATCTATGAACGTACTTCATTATGATGAGTGGAAAGATACGGATGCGGTTGAAACCATGACAATGTTTTTAGATGCGGTTGTTACTGAATTCTTAATTAAAATTGAGGCGTTGAGAGATAACGGAACTATTGAGGGTAAAAGAGCGTTTTATAATTTGGAGAAAGCTTATAATTTCGCTAAAAGACAAAGAGCATTAGGTCTTGGAGTATTGGGTTGGCACTCATTACTACAATCTAAAAACTTACCGTTTGATACAAGAGAGACCGCAAAATTGAATGTTGAGGTGTTTAAACTTATTCAACAAAAATCATATAAAGCTTCAGAACAATTGGCTGAAATGTTTGGTGAACCTGAATATTTGGAAGGTTATGGTCGCAGAAATGTTACATTGAACGCAATTGCACCGACAACCTCATCAGCATTTATCTTAGGTCAGGTATCTCAATCGATTGAACCAATTTGGTCTAATTGTTACGTAAAAGATGTAGCTAAACTTAAAGTAACAATTAAAAATCCTGTTCTTAAAGAATTGTTAGCTGAGATGGGTAAAGACACCAAAGAGATATGGAATTCAATCAAGAAGCAAGATGGTTCAGTTCAACACTTAGATTTTTTGAGTGATGAACAAAAAGATGTATTTAGAACATTTGCAGAAATTAATCAAGCATCAATTATTAATCAGGCTGCGGTTAGACAAGACTATATTGACCAATCACAGTCGTTGAATTTAATGATATCACCCGACATGCCGACAAAGGATGTTAACAAACTCCTTATCGATGCATGGCAATTGGGTGTAAAGACACTTTATTACCAACACTCAATGAATTCAGCTCAAGCTTTCGCAAGAAAGAAATTGAATTTGAATGATTTGCAATGTGTTGCTTGTGAAGGATAAACACAAATAAAACAGGAAATATGAAAACTCAATATATTTTCTGAGGTTAAGGAAAGAAAAAAAGGTCAGACATGTCTGACCTTTTTATTTTATAGTTTAGATAAAATAATAGGACATTATATTTATGGTATATGCCAGGAGTTAAAACATATGGAATACAGTTTCCCTTTCGTGATAGTACGAGAGGTGACTACTTGCGTTTAACTGAAAATCCTGAAGATGAAATCAGAACTGACCTTTTACATTTAATATTAACGAGAAAGGGTTCACGTTATTATTTGCCTGATTTTGGTACACGTATTTATGAGTTTATTTTTGAACCATTTGACGGACCTACATTTGATAACATCAAATCAGACATACAAGACGCGGTTGATAAATACATACCTAATCTTCAAATAAATAATATTACGGTTCAACCATATTTGGAGGCCGATGAATTACAAGGTGAAATAAATTACGAAGAGTTGGGAGGTCAGATTTTTAGAGTTGCGGGAAGAGGTACTGAAGAATATACTGCAAAAGGAAGAATAGATTTTAGTGTAAATTCAGGGGCTTTTGAAAGTCGTGATTTTATAATTTTAAATATTTAATAGTATTGGCGAAAAAAAAAAAAATATAGAAGGAGAAAAATGTTTCTTGTT